GGTCTGTTTCCGGCGAATCGTTCTGCTTTCCCTCATTAGATTTAAATTGAGAAAGATATTCTAATTCTTCAGCTGAAAAATTGTCTTGCATAATTAAATTATTTATCTGGTGAGATAGTCTTGAAGTGATTTTTCATCAAACTCATAAGCGGTGCCTTGGTACTCCAAAATGTATAAGTCTTTATTAGCATCGTATACAAATGTTCTTCCTTTAATAGTTTGAGGAGTGCCTGGAAATTGTTTTAAGTCGTCAACAACACCTTGATATTTAAATGTTGTTTTTCCCGTTGCCGGATCAGCATTGCCACCTGGATTTTTATCCGCTCGCTTAGCGTCATATTCAGCTTTACCTTGCGCGGCTACCTCTGTATAACTATTCATTATACGATCAACAATCATACTTTTCGCTGCATCCATATCATCTAAGGGAATATCAGAAAAGTTTAAGCCCTCAGATTCAAAATCAGAAACTAAAGACTTAATAGTATTGGGGTCACTTAAAGAAGCCATTAAGTTAAGTCGTAACATATCTTTTTGTGGACCCTGTAATAATGTATGATTTTTGTAAAGATCAGCAGTTTGGCTTAAAATACTAGAAGCAACTTTATAATCTTTAACGAATGGTTCTTCAAAATCATTGTAAGCCATGTATTCACCGCCTATATTAAATCCTAAATTACCATTGTCTCCTATTTCAAAAGGAGCATTTGCTTTTTCGCCGGCGCTAAATCCATATATGGTAGCAGCCGTGCTGTACTGGCCTTCATCGTTTCCTTCAGAATACATGCCAGTCCGAACCCCTTCTGCAAATTGCACTTTATCGGCTTTATAAGCGTCTAGCTGGTTTTTAAGGTTGCTAAAGCTATTGTTAACACCGTTCATTACATCAACATAATGCTGATACTGTGGGGAAGAAGTGTCATCAATCTGTGCTAAAGCATTTGCGGCATTAGCATACTTGCTACGCTGAGAAGTTAAAAATACTCTAATGTTTTTTTGCTCTTCCGGAGAATAAGCAGTTAAATCTACATCAGATTTCATTTTACCCATTGAAGTGCTAATACTGCTATTTACAGCCTGTATTTTACTTTTTCTTTCAAAATTAGCTATCTGCGCCGAACGATATAAATTATTACCGTTTTCAGCAGCGAGTTTAACTACTGGCCGTCTTCTGGACTCCAGCATTCTTCTGTTTGATTCTATTAAACTTTTATCTGCCATTATCCCCCTGTATTTAAACCTAGTAAGTCGCCAAATATGCTATCTGATCCAGCTCTTCCCTCACTAGCTTGCAATCCGACACCACCCATAATAGTATTGCCAATACCGCCCATTAACGATTGAGTAGCTTCTTGTCTGGCTAAATCCGCCTGGCCTTTGCGATCCATAGCCATACCTAGCTCGGTACTGTACTGTTCGCGTTTCATATCACGTGACATAACATCACCTTCACGCTCCATGGTTTGCAAATTACCCGCCATTTGTGCAGCGGCAGCTTGATTACCCGCTTCTTGTCTACCAATATCAGCAGATGCTTGTTGTGCGTTTTGTGATTGTTGATTAGCTAGAGACTGAGCCAAAGCAGCAATACCTGATCCTCCAGCGGCTCCGCGCATGTTGCCCATAATATTAGCCATACCTTGCTGCTGCTGCTGCGCTGCAAAATCCGCTGCTTGTGTATTAACAGTAAGATCTTCCATAGTGTTCTGCATATTAGCGTATGGATTAGAAAGATCTTGTTGCTGGTAACGCGCTTTGCTTGCCTCAAATTCTGCCTGCGCAGTTTTTTGCTCTTGCTTTCTTTTCTTGTGACCAATTATACCACTGGCAATTCCCATGGCACCTTGAAGTCCTAAAGCTAAAGGTATCATATTGTATTAGTTTATAAGTTATTATTACGTATTATTCACTGCTGATAAACACCTCAGAGTTAACAGCAAAGAGCTCTTTTTTGTCGGAGCTGGTTGTTTTCATTTCAACGGATGCATGGTAACCTATTATACCTGAAGTGTTCTTTTCAGAGTCTTTAGCAAACAACACAAAATCGCCGTCTTCTGGTTCATTTGCAGAAGTTCCGTCCCAATTTGCGCGAATAGTTAAACCACTAATGCTAATACAGGTACCCAGCTGCTTTATTGGGCCGTTATTAGACTCTTGGAAAAATATCATATCTCCAACTTGCAATGAAACATTAATTTTATCTACAAATGATAAATCATAAAAATTTGATCCATCAACAGAATAATCAACTTGACCAATACCCTGCACTGAAAACTCACCAGCATCAATATTTGACAGTGTAGTAGCTTTACCTTTAATATAGTTAAAGTAAAGGTTTTCTTTCTTTTTCCAAGCTTCTACTTCTCCGTCTTGCTGATCAGTAAGCACATCCGCTACCCAGCCCGCATCACCTTCGTAAGATAGTGTTTTAAAGTTTTTAATACTAGAAGGCGCATCGTTAAATATAGGTGTTACTATAGAATTACTTTGAACACCATAAAAATTAGAGCGTGTTGCGCTATTATGCACCCACAGTTCACCATTTTTCATAGTGTAATAATCGTTGTTTAACGATATAGCCGCTTCAGGCACAAAAGACAATCTTGATGTCCAACCGTTTACGCCTTCTTTAAATGCAATAGATTCGTCACCGCTTAAACTTATATTGTAAGACCCAGAAGCCTCATCATATGAGCCCAAAATAGCGCCTGTGTGCGCTTTAAACTTGTCTTCAAAGTAATCGGACATGCCTTTTTCAGCTATCTCCGTAATGCCGTCCATTGATAGCCGTATTACCGTTCCTCTTGCTTTATCTGTAAAGTAAGATCTGAACCCATATGTAGTAAACGATTCAGGATTATTAGATATACCAAATTCACCGGCATATGCCATTGTTTGACCAAGTACATTATTTGTAGACGTAACATTAGGGTTACCGTCTGCCGTAAATAACGCATCTTTATTAGCTTGTATTTTAAAGCATTTGTCTTCACAAAGAGTCACTAAGTCAGTATCTCTAGCTTTTAAAATTTGTATGCCGCCATATATGGGGTTCAAGTCTTTTGTTATTTTAAGACCTTGAATAAACTGGTTAAGTTCATTTACACCGCTGGTGTTATTAAATAAACCGCTATATATTAAACCTGCTTTTCTTCTTTCTTGCTTGTATTCCGTTTCAAGTATACTAGATACCTTAACACCTTTACCAATACGCTTTGCGTTGAAGTCATCTCGTATTCTATCCGACTCTACACCGTTACCAAAGCTGTAACAATTAAAGTAATCGAGCGTATGCCAAGTGTCTATAGCCGATATAGGATAAGCTTCACTAGCTTCGTAATAAAGTTCTAAATCTATTGCTTCCTTAGGCTCAACTTCAAATACAGCCGGGTTCATTGAAGGTAACACCTCGCTATTTTCATCAATAACAGTTGGTTGCAATCTTTTTCTTTCGGCTAATCTAAAACGGTCTGCAACTATATCCGTATCGGTATAAGGCTCGTTTAATACAAATTCCCACCGGTATCCTGTTTCGTCGTCAGTATCGCCAACAGGTGATGCGTTACGAGTATAGGTTCCTTGAGTTACAGAATTTAAAGTGTAAAGATTTGACCAAACACCAGCAGCAGAACCAAATTGTATGTAATCTCCAGCTTGTGCGCCGGTTACAAAATTGTACATTGAGCTGCTGCCGTTAATATTTTGCCCGGGAGTGCCGCTAATATAAGGCGACTGTACAACACCAAATTTTTTAGAATTTTCGGTTGGTTTACCCGTTAATACTGTACTGCCAACATTAGCATTAGAATGTTCGGCCCAGCTTAACCCAGTTATTGCTCCAATGTTACCTGTATTATCAGGATCATCGAAAGCGGTATCATCGGGATGCGTGCTTGTTGTTCCTTTTTCTTTATAATCTTCAGGATTATTTGTAAAGTTATAAACTACATTTTCATCAAACGCGGTATTTCTATTAATCTTAACAAAAAATCTCCCTTGGTATTCAGGTAAAGTTAAACGTTTTTCTTCGTGCAGTTCTAACTTAAAACTAGCGCTGTCTGATAAAGCATTTATAAAGGATGCATCACTTAATTGTAACTGCTCTGAAATTTCTAATGAGTATCCAGCGTTTGCAATTCCCGAATATCCACCAGTAACAACTTTATAAAATCTAGTTTTATTAGCCCCTGAAATAAACCTAACGTAAACGTCAGCTTGCAGTGCATCAACAAAATGATCGTTACCTGCGTTAGGTGTTGGACCTTCAAAAGTGAACTCTGTTAAACCTGTAGCAATTTTAGTAGCTGCTGAGCCTTTGGTAATACCTACTAAAGATTTAAACTTACGTTTTACAGCAACAGCATCTGGTGCCTCATTACTTATGTCTAAGACTTTAAACTTAGCTTCAGAAGTAACCGGAAGATCTGTGTTATGTTGTTTCTTAAGTATTAAAAAATCTCCTTCTTGCACTTTATTTCTTTCAGCACTAGGTATAGATAGCCACATAAAGCCATCTGGATCAGGGTAGTAACGGTCTAATGAAACGTTATAGTATTCGTTTGATGTTTCTTTTACGTAGTATTTAAAATGCTTAGCCCATAAACCTGGGGCGTCATTTTCCACTCTAGCTTTAAGCTTATTTACTTTAGAAGCTTTGTCTATACCTATCTTTATCGTAGAATAGCTATTTGTAAAAACCGGTGTTTCTCTTCCATGCTCGTCAATATATACAACGCCTATCTGGTAGTCTCTTAAAGACTTAACACTTTCTTCTGGCGTTTTAACCGCCGCTATATTGTTTGACTGCAAATTAACATTTAAATCAACTTCGTCTTCTATGTTATTTTGTTGGACATAATTACCATATACTAAACGATTGCCAATTACTTCCTGAGCTAAAGCTTTAAGAGGCACGTTATCGTATGGTCTAAGTATCTGGTTAGAATCTATAACGTTTACAGCTACCTCTGACGTAATTGCCACAGAAGACACTGACACCGGCTTATCATCTACTCTATAAATTATATTTTCAGAAGAATCTTTATATAATATTTCAACTCTATCTACATCTGCCGGCGGTGTTTCAAATCCGCTTAAAGTAAGCTTACGCAGATTATTAACCATTCCTTCATTATAAGCGTCATAACTACCATACTCAAAAGGACCAGGAACAAAAATAGCATTAGTCCATGGCGAAAAGGCTGATGTCTCACCGTCCACGTATTTCCATCTATAAGCAAATCGAGGAAAAGAAAACTCAAACATAGGTGGGTCCTCTTGTAGCTCGCACTCCCAGGTTAGCTCTATATCTGGCATGTCTGAAGATATAGATAGTATTTTAGCGTTAATAAAACTTAATGCCGCACCAGAAGGATTAGCTGTAAGCTGCATTCGCACTTCGTAATTATCGTCCGCGTTTCTGTCGTTATTAAACTCTGACGCTCGTAAAGTAATTATGTCTCCGTTTTGCCAATTAGGAGCAGCGCTGGTTGTAAATGTACGATCACTACCAATATCCATGGTTACTCTCACTCCTCCTACTGTTTCTACAAAAGTTTTATCTGTAGTAACTCTATCTAGTCCCACACCATTGCCTGTTCTTGTAGAAGAAGCAGCAACATAATCCAATCTTTCGTTTGGCTTTTTCTTAATTACGGTAATATCCGATGCAATAAACGGTCTGCTATACACTTGCGTATGAGTATTTATACTCGTTCCACTTTGTGTACTACCTGCTTTAAACCTAGATATTAATATTTTTCTAGGCTCATTTAAATTATCAGTCCAGCATAATAGCCCCTCAAAAACGTTAACACCGGTTATAAAGTTAGCCGTGTTAAAATTTAATACTGCGCCTGTATCAACCAATATAGGGGCAACAAAGCCTGTGGCTTCATCATACTCTAATATAGTGTCAACCGATGCCGAGGTAACAAACCAATACAACTTGTTGTTTTGAGTATCTCTAGCCGTACCTATACATTGTGCAGAGGTTAAACCAAAATTAGCCGCCCAATTTACAGAGGACGACTTTTTATTTAGTTTAGTATTACCTAATATGTTCTCAACAGCGCCGACGTCCGAACCTTCAGATGTTGAAACCTGAATGTTTAGGGCGTCACGATATTGGCCATTGGGCACAAGTCTCTCATCAAGATCCTTGTTCATTTTACCCTGGACAAAGTTGTGTGCTAATTTTGGCATGTATTAGTGTTTAATCCATTTAGCCTGGTTGCGCATGATTTGAGCAATCTCGCTAATCTTAAGGTTAGACATACGGAGTTTTGCAACTCTTTTTGCTGCAAACGCTTCTTTCTTAAAGCGTGCGACTAAATATTCTTGAGTATTGGCTCTTGTTGCCAGAATGGCATGAGCTAGATATTTGTAAACGGCTTCTTCTGCAAATTTATGCACTCGCATATCTTCGTCAGATCCTAAGCTGTCACTGATGTACTTTAATGTAACAATTTTGTTTACCAAGCTAGAGCTAAAGTGTGCGATACCCTTAAGCTTATCAATGTAGAACACACCATTACCTTGAGCAAACTCGGGATTTAGCCCATAGCGTCTACCGTGACGATAAAGGTTAAAGAGCTCACTGGTGCTAAGCTCTGCTTTACTATTAGCTTCATGGTTAGATGCTTCAAACTTCTTTAAAGTTTCAGACTTATTAGCATACTGCTTTTCACCATTGCCATCAAACGTGTATTCGTAATCAGAATCTTGGACAATAGCTTGGGGGTTGCTCGAGTGACGTGTAGGATAGATAATGTGTTCTATACCGCCTGCATCTGCCCAGCTAAAACGAACGTAGTTAACGTAGTCTTGTGGCAAAATCATTTCTAGCGCTGGCCCTAATTCAATTTCTAAAGCTTTTTCCGAGGGTAGTATATCGAAGGAAAGCTCTTGTAAAGCACGCTGAGCATGAAATGCAACATCCGTGCGCTTAATTTTGCTAATGATTTTATCTTCTCCAACATAAGCAATAATGAAGTTGTTAATGATATCTTTAATGCTTACAAACTGGTAATCACCGTAATTTTCATCTCCGCTATTCCAGTTGCCGTCAGCGCCTTCGTAATAGAGCTTTTGTGTTTGATTAATTAATCCCATTTATTAAGCTTTTTCTTGTTGTGTGTTTTGCCCTTCCATTTGGTTACCAATTTGGTAAACCTGAAGTTCTTTAATAGAAAGCCCTGCTAGTTGTAATATTTTAAAAACCAGTTCGGTTTCTTCAGAAGCATGCAACTCAAAATCAGTAGCATTCGTTGAATTATATACAGCTCTTCCGGCCACTGTGTTATATGCCCATTCAACTGTTGCAGGTACTTTAATATAATTACACGATACTCCTGAAGTTAATGCAGCCGCACCATACACCTTATAGCCTGAAGAATTTGCTACAAATATTGGGCGATCGTTAGTGGGCTTAGTAAGTGGAGAAGCATTGATATATAAATATTCGTTTGCGTTAATACGCTCGGCTTCAATACCATTATAAATAATTGTACCTAACCGGTAAAGATCACTAGGGACCGTCCAGTTAGGAGCAGAGTAGGTCATACTACCATTCTTCTCGAATATGTTTATTTTTTCATTCAAGAGGTTAAGCATGTCAGAGTATTCAGTGTCATTACCATGCATTCTACCGAACTGGTTAATGTCATAGAAATACTGCTCAAAAATATCAGACTGTGCTTGGTTTGCAAACAAGTTAAATTCCTGAGGAGTTACGTACCCTCTTTGTTCTTTGTTAAGGATAGCCAATACTCTTTGGTATACTGTATCTACGCTTACTGCCATTTTGTGTTTGTTTATGTATATTAAGTAATTAGGCCGCTTGTTACAGCAGCCTAATCACAAAAAGATATGTATTATAGCTGTTTCTCTACGGCTCGTAATACTTCCATACCCTCATCTGTTTTAAAGTAAGCAGCGAGTGCTGAATATGGATGTTCATTAAACGGTACTGTTAACAGCTTTCTTCCGTTACTTGCATATGTAAATGTGCGTTGGTCTTGTGATAAACTCAAAATTCCCGTTTCGGTAGCTTTGATTCCAATGTTACGCAGCATTACGTTGTCGTCATTAGCCAAGTCTAAGAAGAGACTAGGGTTATTACGCGCAAGTATTAGTAAATCACGTTTTAGTTCTTTAGAAGACGCGTTAGATACCTGTTGTGAGCCGTATTGAGCTCTTAAAATTGCTTCAGCTTCGTCGATATCCATTGATTTTGCAACGGTCATCGCTTCTAGCTCTAATTCAATCCAGTCAGTTTCGTTTGCAGCGATCTGCTCTGGCTTATATTCCATAATGCGACCTTGCAGTGTATATGGGTGGTATAAAGAAAGAAGTTTTTGTAAAACTATATTTTCTTTTGGTACCCTCAAAATGCCGTCTCTAAATACGATACGACCTAATGTTGCAGTTCCTTGTTGCTCATCAACGAATGGGGTACGCTGGTTAGTTGCATAACGCAATTCACGGTTGTATCCCAATTTTTCATCAAAGTATAACAAGGGAGTGCGAGCTGAATGTACGGTAGGTAATGTAAACGCCAGTGGTTTACGTCCTGAAGTAATTTCGTACAATCTGTCTTTGATAACCCATGTATCTACAGGTGCAGGTGCTGCGACGGGTGCCGCAACTGCTTCTTCAACAACTGCCGCTGCAGGTGCTGTTTTTTTTACCGCAGGCTTTGCTGCGGGCTTTTTAGCTTGTGCCATGATATAATATAATTAAATAAAGGTAATAATTACCCCCGCCACAAGGACGAGGGTAATATTTTTGATTAACTACGCTAATTAAGCAGTAGTTTTCTTCAGCATTACGAAGTTGTTCGCAGCTTGAACACAAAGTGCACGCTCAGAAAGGAAGTGTACGTTCATTTCATCAGCATCACTAGTGTAGTTGCCACCAACTGAACCAGTAACCCAAGACTTCATACGACGATCTTCAGCTTCAGAAGCACGGTAACGTACGTGTAAGAACGGACGCGCGATGTTCTGACCTAAGTTTTGGTCGTATACAGTAGAAGTACCAGCAGGAACAATAACACCCTCTACGTCAGCAATGCTACCGCGAGTTGCAGAATCGTTCAAGTATTTCCAGTCAGTCTTGTAGAAATCGTAAGAACCACGACGGAATCCAGAGAAACCTAAGTTCAAAGCCATATCTTCAGAGTTATCGAATACTCCGTAAGAAGTGCCACCTGTTCCGTAGCTGTTAGCACGTGCAAGCATGTTGTCGATATCTAAAGCAGTACGACGATCCAAGAACATCATGTTCTCCTCAATAGCACCTTGCTTGTCTAATTCTTGAAGGATAACGTCGAAGTCACCCAAACCAGTCAAACCAGTAGCGTTATTGAAATCTTGGTCGTTGAATACCAAACCGCGAGACTCTAGAGCCGCGAATAGACCTTCAGAACCTTCGATTGAAGCAGTGTTACCAAAAGCAGCAGCTTGAGCAATAGTAGTCTGAGCTTTTTCAGCTTCAACCATGCTCATCTCCAAGTAGTCTTCAAAACGTAGACGAGACTCGTGCTCAGACTTCAAGTACCATAAGTAACCAGAAGTACCAGCTTCAGTAGTTACTTCAACCCAACCAATTTGAGCTACATCAGAACCTTTAACATTGTACTTATCACGTAAGATGATAGGCTTGTTGTCAAAAGTAGTGAAAGAAGCATCCATTGAGTTTCCAGCACCGCTAGAACCTTTAGTGTACTCAGAACCGTAAACAAATACTTTAGCATCAGTAGCAGCATCAAAGGTGCTACTCAAGTTTGCATCAGAAGTATCGTAAACAGCAATGTTTACAGTATTACCAGATACAGAAGTAACGTATGCTTTGTGGCTTACGTATCCTTTAGATACTACCAAAGTCATACCCGCACCGATCAAGTGACCAGCAGGCATAGTAAGTGCATCACCATCAGCATCAACAGTAATACCGTCGTAAGCGATGTGAAGACGTCCTTGCTCTTGCCATACTACGCGGTCAGAAGCCATAGGCATTTCTGCACCAACCATGCGCAAGAATCCTGATACTGTACGGTTTCCGTAGCGCTCTACTTCTTTCTCGTATACCTCAGGAAGGAATTGTTGTGTAAAGTCCATGTCAGCCACAGACAGATAATTGTCACCAAACAAGCCCTTGATAGGACGTGGAGTAAGGTGAGCTAAGTTTGCCAGACCAGCTGGCGACGTTGCAAAACTCATTTCTTATTTGTTTTAATGAATTATTTTTTAAACTTGACTTTGAGTTTAGAAGTGCTTTCGCCATCATTTACAGCGCGTATAGTCCACCCGTTTTGTGTTGTAACTTTTTCATGAGCCCCTCTCGGATTCATATCAACATTCTTCGTGCGTGCCATACTGTCCTTTACTGCATCGGCTTTACCTTGCTCGTAAAAGTGTTGTGCAACTTGATCGGCATTCATAGCGGTGAACAGCGATTTATGGTAACCCTTAGCATCTTGCATTTCTCCCTTTTCGTTCAAGAACTTCTTGATAAAGTTGTTAATGTCGCCTTGAGTTTCCTTAACCTGGCCAGCGTCTTTAACCTTAAAGCGGTACTTTTTGTCTCCAACGCTGTAATCGAAACCTTCGAATTTGTCGCTGAATACTTTCTCGCTTTCTTGTTTAAACCTACTGGTTTGTCGTTCTGCTATTTTTGCAGCCTCTTCACTCTCCTTATTATAACGATTGAAAAATTCAATCGCTTTTTGCTGTTCAGGATTCAATCTTGAACCCATCTTAATTTCATCGTAGTATTTAGACTTTAAGCCGTCTAAATGATTTTTAGCTTCTGCTAGTGCTTGTTTGCGCTCTAATTTCTTTAAGCGTATTTCGCGTTCATCATCAAGCTCTTCGTCGTAAGAAAACTTATCGGCTAATAAAAAGTCGATGTCCTCTCTATCATAAGCACTATACTTAGTTTCATAGTACTCGCGAAGCAGCTGATCCTCGTTAAGACTAGAGTAGTCTGTGTTTAGACGAACGTAATCTTCCAATGATCCCCCTGTTTCATTCATAAAGTCTACAACCTTCTGAATGTTTTCCGGTAATTCAACGCCAGTTTTTTCCTGCTCTAAAACAGCTTCAGCGATTTGTTCGTCAAGCTGGTGCGCTGCAACCTCTGCCTCTTCGTCTGTAATTTCCATTAGAACAGGCTCTTCAGCCGCTGCTTCTGTAGGTTCTTCTACAGGTGTTTCTTCTTGTACTGGTGTTTCTTCAACAACAGGCTCCTTAACAGGTGCATCTTCTACAGGTTGCTCAACAGTTTCTTCTGCTGGTGCTTCCTGAGATACTGCTGAAAAATCCACTTTAATAGTACCATCATCGCCCTGCGAAACAGGGGATGTGTCTTTGGTTTCTTCACTCATGATAAAATATTATATAATTGTTATGGTTATTATTACCTAGGTTCGAAACTTCCTAAACCGAAACCCCCACCAAGTATATCATTACCAGAGGATTCGAAGTCTTTAGGCGAACCGCCTTTTTGTCTTTGGTCTATAAGCTCACTTTGTTGTGTAGCTTGAATTTTTGTTCTTTTGTCTTTGCGATCTTCAGTTTCTGAGATCTTAGTTTTAGCGGCATCAACCTCTAAGCCTTTAAGCTTCATGTTATACTGAAACTCCAATGCCATTAATTGCATCTTAGCCTCAACTTCTTTGTCAATTCTTGCTTGCTCTAGTTGAGCTTTAAGTTGTTCTAGCTGAGACTTAGTTTGTAATGCAGCTTGATCTTTCTGCATTTCAGATTGCGCTGCAACTTGTTGTGCTTGAGCATTGGCTTGTGCCTGTGCTTGCATATTTTGTTGTTGCATCATTTGATCACGCTCTTGTTTTTTCTTACGGCGTAGCTTTAATAACTGGTTAGCTAGCTTTAAGTTTTTAACTTCACGTATATCAATAGCATCATCTAAATCAATAAGTCCTGCAGATAATGCAGTTTGAATATTGTTTTCTAGTAACGCTTTTTCTTCGTCATCCGGCGAAAGCTCTAATGAAATACCAAAGTCGTGCAAGTGTAAGTCTTCTAGCTCAGCTAAAATACCTACGTTATGGCTGCCGATTTTTTGTATAAACGCTTCACGCGAAGGATCAAACTCTATAATATCAGAAATACGTAGTGATAAACACTCGGCTGTTTCTGCTGTTAAGAATAAACCAGCATCAAGGATATGACGCGTTGCTGTGTTTGAATTGGCTGCTGCCATTTTTTGAACGCCTACTAATGCTCTAGAATCAGGCGATGAACCATCACGAGCTTCATTAAGACCCGTAACGTCACGAATCATTTGCAAGTAATAGTTATAGGTTTGTATAAGCGTTTGCAGCTTCTGGCCGCCCGCACCAGTTTGTAAGGGCTGTATTGGCACTTTGCCTGGATTCATATCACCCTCGCTCGTAAATGAACGACCAATAACAGAACCTGTTTGGAAGTACATGTTAAGCGCTTCCTGTGGGTTATAGTTGGTACCGTTACCCAAATCAATTTCAGCAAGACCGTCGGCATCCATGTATACCCCATCAGGCATCATTTTGCTTAGTACTTGCTGCATCTTAAGGTGAGTAATTTGAATCATATCTGCAAAACCAGTACAGCGGCTTACAATAGATTCAATCTTACCTTTATACATGCGCGGTGCAACAATGCTGTAGTTCATTTTAACTTTAGCATAATCACTTTTAGGGCGCATCATATTTTTAGCCATCTCCCACTTAAGCAGAATGTCCGTACCTAATATAAGTACACCTTCATACAATACTTCAAGTGAACGAGACATTTTGCCAAACTCAGCCTCAAGTAATTCTACAGGAGGATCAAATTGGTCATCTCTTACTATAATTTTAGAAGCACCGGTTGCGGTTTCCTTAACCTTATATACTTCATTCATGTACGTCTTATAATTAAAGTACAAGACTTGCACTACATTATTGTCACGAACATCATGGTTTACCAAAGACTGGTCGTATCCAGCGCTATGATTATGTGATCCTTGCTTCTGTATTTTTTCTAATTGCGCTTCATCAAGATTAGGAAATTGCTTCTTAAGCTCATTGATAGGCACAAACTTTACTTCACCAACATAATAAATGTCTTCGAAGTACGGCGACTCACTGTAAGAATGTACTAAATATGCAGGGTCTACATATTCTACTGTTACACCTTCCGATTGGTTAAATGTATTTTTAACAGCAGCAATACCTAGTGTAGTAAGATCGTAATAAAGTCTTTTCTTAGTTAGGTCGTAGTGGTTACCGTCAAGAAGAGTATTAATAGCTATTTCTTCAGCAATTTCAATACCTTGCTTGTAGCTTAGCTGCATGTGCAACTCTAGCTCTTCTTTTGAATCAGGTAACTGCTCCGGACTGTTTTCAAATAAATTTACATCAAACGCTTCTTTAGCAAACTCATTTAACTCTTTTGTCTGCAAGTCACGTATAATAGATTCCATATACTTTGTGCGTTTGCTTACACCATATGGATCTTGTGAATATGCTTTTAAATCAAATGAACGATCTGCAATACCGTTAACTACAATATCTACAAACTTAGATAATATAGGTACTGGCTTCCAGTCAAGGTTTAAGTACGACAAGTCACCATTTACAGATAATTCATCTTTATATTTCTGAACACTCTGTTCGCCACGTGCATACAATCTCAGGTTATGAAACGTATTTTGGTTGCTTCTGAAGCGCGTAGTACCCGAATTGCTAGAGAACCATTCGTTTTGAATAGCTCTAGCTACTTGCAATCCATAGTCATCTGACATTTTTTCACCATCACTGGCTATCTGACTTGGGAAAGCGCTATTTGAAACCGACTTAGCCATAAATTATTTTATTATTTCAGAAGTAAATCCGTCTTGACGGAATTTTGAAATCTTTAGATTTAACTTTGTTTTTTCTAATTTGCCCACTGGTCTATACAATTCTTTATTACATGCCATAATTGCTAAGCCCGAGCTTATTGCAGCATCGTACTTAGTACGTTTATTTATATCAAACTTAGACCAGTCATTAAGTGTTTCGTTAAAGTACATGCTTCCGTACTGCCCATCTTCCATTAAACCTACGTACTTATCTACGTACATTTCTATAGCCGCAGCGTGTGCTTGTTTCATGTCTTCACTCGAGTTAGGCACACCACCTATTTCTTTTTCCGTTACTGATAGCTTATTCCAAAGCCTATCCGGACGGTTCATAGAGTATCCCCTGTAACCACGGCGCTTAAAATGATAAAGCAACCTGGGTTTGTTATTCTCTGCTAGTATCGGCATACCATAAAATACACATGCCATCAATACATCTTCAAAGAATATCTCAGCGGTTTGTGGTCTAGCTATATATTCAAGGAAGAATGTACTTGGCGGTGCATCTTCCATAGTGAACTTAGTGAGTCCGTGTAAAGCCCCTTTTGAACCCTTACCATCGGTAGTTCCCGATATGTCGTAGCTATCGCAACCAAATGCGCCGACGTGCTCATTACCCGGGTATTTAACACCATTTTTTGTAATTTGCCTATTCTGAAGACTAGCGCCTGGTATCCAAGATACTTTAAATCTTCCTTGCGGCGTTGGCATAAACACAACTTTTGTATCTTTTATACCATTAACCCACTGAAAATTGCCAGTGGTTACAACATTAGTATTACGCAGATCTGCATTATAATCAATCTGTTCATATATTTTTGCAAGATTAAACAAGCTATTTTTTGTTTCATCCCTAAAAGCGTGCTCTTCTGTGCGTGGAAACTGGCGATAATATTCATTTAAAGCATCTTGATCTTGTTTAAGACCTTCAACTTCATTGTTCCAGTAATCTATAACGCCTTGTTCTATAGTATCACCAAAAGGGTCTAATACTTCTTTTTCAGGCGTATTAAAAACTGGTTGTCCGTACTGATCAATAAATCCTTCGTAGTTCCACTCCATTGGTATAAAGAGTGAATATAATCCTGATTTTGTTTGACCATTAGAGTTTCTTTTAGATACGTCAGAATCTGCATATAGTTTTTTAAAGTTTTCACCACCTTTTTCTAATGAATTCGATGTTGATCCCATTAAACACTTGCCTATAATTCTGGCACCCAAACGAAGCGTGGTTTTTGTAACCCGCCAGTTATTTAATATGTTATCAGGCCTTTCCCATTTACCGCTCTCATCATGCACTAAAAGCTTTAGCTTCTCACCATCATAAGAGTTATCTCCTGTATTCTTCCAGTCAATAGTTGTATCAAGACCCTCAAGCTCTATTTGCTTTTCTTTTGCCTGAATTGATTTACGGGTTAGCTTAGAAGCAGGAACCCTATATGCCAGTTCAGTCTTCGGTCGATCCATACCATCTTGTATAGGTTTGAAGAAAAACGGGTAGTTAACGGATATGGGTACAACCTTATCGGTAAACATTTTCTTTGCATCCGAACCGGTTTTTGATAATATACCGAATCTTGCATCACTTGAAATGGTAGCGAGGTTAACTGTTTCTCCAGAGGCCATAAACGAAAACCCACTCCGTCTGTTTTTAAGATAGCACATCCCATAGCTTCTGTTATCTGCCTTACAGGCTTCCCAAAATATAAAGAAGAGTCTGTTTGCTTCTCTGTAATCGGGGTGTCCAACATCGATCTTACTCCACTGCAAGTACATGTAATGAGTCCCAGTGATGTAAGTAGGAGTCCCCTTGTTATAAAACCAATAACCACTATCACGCCGGTTGAATTCTTCATCAATATAGCCCTCCCAATTGCTTTTAAACTCATCTGGATAGGTTTGCCAATCGAATATGCTTTTAATGTTTTTAAGCTCCTTAGGATAGTCTGAAACAACCCACTTGTTTGCTCCCTTCTTTAACCCTTTAGGTTCCGGCGGCAATGCTATACATAAGTTTTGAATCTCTAGTATTTGCCCTATCTGTCCACTCTTACTAATAACAACTATATCGTGTTCTTTGTTATAGCCGTATTTCCAAGACTTGGATCTATTAAGTCTGCTGATTGTTGTGAGCTTAACGTGCTCGGATTCTTTTACTAGAGTCTGTTCGTACATTATCTAGATCTTTTTTCAGCAAACCCTGAGAATGTTTTCTTTTCTTTTTCTTCTTTTGGTTTGTTTTCAAGTATTCTTTCTTCCTCTTCTATGCGAGTAAGTATTTCAAACGCGTCAAAGATGGCCAGCTTCTTAGTAGCAGCGGCATTTTTTAAGCGGTCAGCAGAAACATCATCTTCCGTATTGGTAATGATTTGCTCTTGTGCGACTTTTATAAGTTCTTCAACTGCTTTGCGACCAGCTAGGATTATATTCTTTTTCGCTTGTTTGGTGTCCATACTTGATTGTGATTCGATTCTGGGGAACTCGGTAAACTTTCTCCCCCTCAATATTAAATTCGTATTCTGTACCAGGTGTAAAACCTATAAGCTCTCCGTTCTCAAAACCTTCGTAAGCATATTTAACTTTTCCTATCAAAGGAAGTTCGTTATGTTCGGAGAACATTCTTTCGTCTAGCATAGGCTTAACAAATATAAAACCCTTCACAGGTTTCCATTCGCTATCACGTTTGAATGCGTAGATCTGATCAGGGTACACAAAGTATTTGTCTTCTTCATAATATGAGCGGCTGTTCTTTTCAGCACCCCGCACATCTCTAAATCTTCTGAATACATTATGGTGAACAATAACTTCATCACCGGGTTGTAAACCTAAATCATTTATTTTTGGTACAGCTTTGACAACGCCGTGTCTGCTGGTATAAAGATGGTTTTGCAATTCTGTATTAAGTAACAGAGTTACACCATTTATTTCTTTTTCCGATGTCGTTCTTTTGGCATACGGAGATATAATAAAGTTGTATATGCTTTGCATTACCACTTAAGATCATATTCGATAGATACAGCCATGTTCTTATTAAAGTCTTTCCACGGCATAACCAAATCTCCTTTTTGAATATAGATAGAGTACTTAGATTCCTCTTCTAATATGTTAACTATAGTATGACCGCCATACACTTCCTGTCCAACAGAATAATGCATGGCGTCATTTTTATAGTCCTTCCCGATACTAATCTTGCGGATTACTTGCATCATTAGGAGTGATAGCTCCATCTTGTAAGTTGATACTTACGTCTCCATAAGTTTTTTCTAAATCAGCTTGTACCTCAGCTAGCTTTGTGCGTAATGCTTTAACATTATCAATCAGCTCAGCTTTTTGCATTTCAGTTCCACCAATCTGCATTTGGATTTGCTGTAGAGCATTAACGTACTTTTGTACTTCAGTTAGCTCGTCTGCTGTGATTGCTTTAGCAACCGCTTCTTTCTTCTTTCCCATTTGATTTAATTTAATTTAATTGTTTTATTTTAAAATTAGCAGTTCCATCTACGGCGTGCTGCTCTACCA